GCATGTAAAAATTCCACTGGAGGAAGATTGAACCTGCTGAACACTTATACCATTTGTGTTATTAGTTGTGAAAAGTTCAACAGATTTTCCTGGGAGTCCTTTAGGTTGTAAAGAAACATCTACGGACTGAATTGATGTACCAGTTATAGAAACATCAAAAACGCCAGAGTTAATAACGTCTCTAGTATCTGAATTAACAACAACTATTGATGGTGCCTTAGTGTATCCTTCACCAGAATTGACAACTTCAACATCAAGAATTGTATTTGAATCTTTGACAGTAATGAGTGGAGATATGTTTGCTTGAGATCTTAAAGTCTTATCTGAGACATATACAAAATTGTCACTAATACTTCTAGATTTGTTCAGGTTACCAATAGTATTTGATACTGCTGTTACAATCAAATCCTTACCATCTTCGGAGTTTGTTGACAGTAAAGTTGGCAACTTCTTATATCCAGATCCAGTTGATATGATATCAAAGTTTTTAACAGGACCTTTAGCAGATAGTGATGTTGTAGTATACTCTAATGTATCACACTCAGATTGTGTGTATGAAAGTTTTTCTGGTTTTTGATTTAAATTGACTACAAATGTTGTCGCAGCAACTCCACTTACACTATATGAGTTATTATATTTACTATTAACAAATTTTATTCTTGATCTATTTCTAACGTCTGTATCCGATTTTAAAACTGTACCATCATCTACTAAAGTATAATATAAGTTTTCTGGTATATTGGCATTATAGTTTACTGTGAGAGAAGCATTCGTTGAAATGCCTGCAGTACCAACTCCAGAGACGACAAAACTTGTTGTATTGCCAATTGAAATAAATTCATTATTGAAGTCATTATCATAGAATAATTTTAACTCGTATCCGTCTAATGATGAATCAGTCAAGTCAAAGACTAAATTATTATTTTTGACAGATTCAATCGTTGGATTTATCAGTGATAAGGACTGATTTGATCCACCGGTGCTAGCAATACTTACAACTATTGGTGGACTAAATTGAGAATCTTTATACGTTTCGCACAGATTAATCTCATTAGAATTTATTTTATAAACATAGAAATAATTTTTATCTAAAGATACATTATCTGCATCTTCAAAATATACCTTATCTCCTGTTTTTAACTGATGATTGGATAATGTAATTACATTTGTTGTTGTATTGATTCCAGTTGAATTAAAACCGATAGGATTTATTACAAGACTATTAATATCTGTCTTATAGAGAACGCGAACGGCAGTTGACGTACCAATGCCAACAGAAAGATTTGGTTTAACATTTAACTTGACAGTATCGCCATTTGTTAATCCATGTGATGTGGATACCGATACCGTTGTTTGAGATTTTTGAACATCTCCAAATACTTGAGAATATGATGATTCGAATAGGTATCTATCATCATCATCGCCGTTTGTGTGGAAGAATACTTCTTGTCCACTAATCTGTGTTTTAATGCCGATAAGATTTGAATTTTTCTTTACGACATATAATGTCGATGGCATTGTAAACGTTGTCGATCCATCAGTCGAAATGGATACGTTAGTTCCACTACTGGTATATGAAATGCGTTGATTAGTTGCGAATGGATGATTTTCTAGGAATATACCTTTAGAAATAATATCTCTTGTTTTGGTAGTATCGCCAAAATTAAATGTTACTGAAGTTGACACCCCAGTTATAGTTCCAACACCCAACGATTCTCTAGGGTTAAAGAATACCTTATTATTAATTTTGGAGTCAAAATATTCAACTGTCTCGGAAACTGTAAATGAGTCAGGAATGAAAGTTACACTAGATCCCTGAGTGTGAGATACTCCAGTCAGTCCTCTTTCAATTCTAAGAATATTTTCATTTCCAAAGATTCCCAAAACTCTCAAAGTTTCTGTTCCAATTCCAATGCTACTTCCAACGGAAACTTGTGGTGGAACAGGAGAAACGTAAATCTCAGTCGTAAATCCGACAGATGCTGAAGTTACTGTAGATAAGCATACACCGTTGGTATATGAAGGAACAGTAATCCGATAGTTATTGTTTAACTTTGATATATTTGTGGAGAAACCGGAAATAGTTACATAATCCGAACTTAGAAGTTCATGACTTGGCAACACGGTTACTTTTACTTTACCATCACTTTCCCAGGTGAAAATAGAATCAAGATACTCTTTAAATGTTGTATCTAATGTTGTAATGGATTTTCCTTCAATAGTTGAGACTCTTACATCCAACCCAGATCCAGATGTACCAGTTTCCTTAAAGGTTAAAGAATCATTGACTTTATAATTGTCACCAGAATTTTCAATTGCTATAGATTGAATAGAACCGCTTGTTACAGACTCTATGACAGTTTGTTGTTTTGTTACATCTCCAATTTCAGTAATAAAATCATAATTTGCATTATTTTCAGATACTTTGTATGGGAATGTATTTCTAAGTAAAGAAGATTCATTAAAATCAAAAGATTGATTAAGATCTACATCTTTAATAGATTCTGAGCGATATGTATTTCCTATAAAGTATGGGAATACTGGCGAATTATTTGATGCATTGAGAGATGCGTGGTAAGCATAAACACCATTTGGAAACTCTTCTGTTATTTCAAATCTTCCATTGTGTTTGTCTAAGTCTCCACCATTCTTGAAGGAATAATCTTCAATAAAGTAACCGTTTTCAAATCCAGAAGGTCTATCCACAACCGCAGAAATATCAAGTTCATATCCAGAAACTAAAGTTTTTACCGTTGATGTAGTATCTTCTGGATCACTATACCCGAAAGGTCCATAGATTGGATTTCCATCATACGCCCATCCAATGATTCCTGATACGGATCCAGGCGATTCTCTAAATGATGTTCTAAGGTTCTGGAAATATTCTGAAACAGAGTACTCTAACTTATTATCACCATTTAGTAGAACTTCTCCTGTGGAAAATCTCTTAGAATTATCATTAACTGTCAGTGCTCTTACATTTACATCAATTACTGAATTTCTTCCAGAAGGAACTACTTTAACCTTTGTAGAAGATGCGGAGTATCCAATTCCAGCACTAATAACCTTAACTTCAGATATTTTTCCTCCACTAATTATTGCTCTCAATTCTGCACCAGTACCAGAGTTGCTAGAATCCTCAACAACTAAATCTGGTACTGAGTTATACTCTAATCCACCATATGTGACGTTTGCAGAGTTAATTAAACCATTTATTATTACTGGTGTTATCTGTGCTCCTTTTCCATTTTTTATAGTAATCAGCGGTTTCTTCTCAAAATTCAATATCGTAGTACCGTATCCAGTACCAGATTCATAGAGGTATGCATCAATAAGTTCACCCTTAACAACCGGTGTTGTTACTAGTTCTTGATATTCTTGTGTTGTAGATCCTATTCCAGTATTGACATAGTTGATGGAAACAGAAATATTTGGATAACTAAAATACTGATAACCAACTCCAGTATCTGTAAATTTAATATAATCTTCTCTATCAAAGTTTGATGTTGTTGTTCCACCTACACCAGCATCGCATAGTCTAAATGAATCATCGTTTAGTTTCAATACGTAATATTGATTTAAAGTTGATATGCCCGTTATTTGCGTTGTTTCAAAATCATAAGTTACAAGTTCTCCAGTATTAAATCCATGATTATCAAAATTAATAGTATCTTTAGTGGTGGATATTCCTGCAGGTTTTACGATTAGTTTTCTGTTAGTATAACCAGAACCTTCATTTACAACCTTTACATAAGAAACTACATTTTTGGATTTTGCCGTAGAGAACTTGTGAGTTCCGTTAGAACCAGAAAATAAACCAACGGGATTTGTTTTTGAAAGTTGATCGCTTAAAGAATTATATAAAGTGACGGTTGAATTATTATCTACCTGTACAAAGTAAGATGCATTATTAGCTAACTTGTCAGTTATTCCTATAGAAACCGCTGGATTTCCCTGAGAGCTATAAACAATTTCTTCCCCATTGACAAAATTATGATTTTGTAAAAATACGATTTGATTCGTTGATGTACTTACACCACCACCATCAACTAATGCTCTTGAGTCGAAGTTGACACTTCTTACTCTTTTTGCAAGAACAGGTTCAATTGTTGCACCGCTTCCATTTCCACCACTGACACTAATAGAAATGATTTTGTCAACATCATAGTTTTGGGAATCGACATATACTTTTTTCAGTCCACCACTTACAACTGGTTGTATTTTTGCAGAACCACTTGATAGACTTAGAAGTGGAGGATTAACTACATCAAAGTCTCTTCCTCCATTTAAGATATTTACTGCCGATAATGGACCGTAATAGATTTTATCCGTTGATTTATAATTATTAATCTCAACGCCATTAATCAACATTCCAGTTGAACCTGGAATTGTTGTTTCATCTTTTCCGTTCTTAATATTTTTTTGGAGTGGAAACTTTCTTAAAAGTTTTTGTGCCCCGATTACACGTTCTTGTTGTGAATGAAGAATGAAGTTATGTGTTCCAATCCCAGACGATGGAGTATCAAACTTTATATTTTGTGCGCTTCCAATAAATGCTGGAGAAGCATATAATTTAAATCTCTGTGGATTTGATTGAACCTCAATATAATAGTACCCAGTTTGCAATCCAACAAGCGGTTCACCAACTGGTTTATAGTAAACTTTATCACCATTTACAAATGGTACATCAGAATTTAGTGTTATTGTTGAATAAGTTCCATCAAACAGATCAGTAAAGTTTGATGAGTTTGATACTGTTACTGATTTCAATTCAGCAGCAATATCAAATCTATAATCTGTAGTATTGATACCAGTTCTTGTTCCGGATAGTAGAGAGTTGGATGCAACGTAAGCATATTCATCAGACTCACTATACAAATTCAATACATCGGATAAAACCTTTCTATTACCAAACTGAATACCAGTTGCCGATGAAGTTGATTTGTTAAGTTTTCTTCTTACATCATACTCTTCACCTGCGGTTAAAGATGGCAAATTTGCTATGACTACACTATTCTGCCCTTCGTTGATAGACTCAATATATGGAACACCACTCGCAGATACTACGTCTTCTGTTCCCCTCTCCAAAATCTCTACTTCATCACCAACTTTTAAGCTAGATCTATCAATAGTAGATGATAATTTTAAAGTGCTGTTGTCCTCAATTTCATATCTGACGCTGGTATTATACAACCAAGAGTTAGAAAAGGTTTGCTTATATGTTTCTGAATCATTTTTAACCTTATCACCATAATTTTTTACATAAACAATATCTCCTTCATCTACGTTAATTTTGCTACCAATTTGTACAAGATCATCAAGTACCCCAAAAAAGATGAGTTCTACTTTTTTTGTGGTGTCTCCATTTTCATATGCAAAATATGTGTCTTGAGATCTAACGTTGTTCGTTGGTGATATAGAATTACTGATTCCACTACATCCAAAAAACTGATTGACACTCTTACCAGTGTAAGTAATAGTATTGTTGCCAGATACAATTGTTCCAGACTCTGAGAATCCTATAGTTGAATCAACAGCAATAGATGATGAACCTACAGAAACCGTTTCTATCGATTGTGTAATTGGCGTAATTGCAAAGTTACCTTGAACGGATGATTCATCATCATATCCAACGAAAAGTTCTAGTTGATAATATGTCTTATTCTTTCTCCTAAAGATTTCTACAGAAGATACTGAAGCACTAGTTGTTTCATCCGTGCTTTTTTTAATGGTTTGTCCAACCAACTTAAGTGGATCGCCAGAAACTGCTTCAGCAACAACGATTTCCCTTCTTATATAATTTGAAGAAGATGGTTTGATTAAGTAATCTTCTAGATTAACTACTGTGGGTGTTTCTGCATAAAGAACATTGAATAATATTCTAATAGCTTCATCAGTTCCCTTTGCCTCATAAAAATTCTTTGCCTGCTTTATGAAATTGCCAGCATCAATCTCTTCGGCAAATGTTAAATCTTCAAATCCAGGAGTGAAGGTGTACTTTAATTTTTTATAAAATTCCTTTAAAAATAAAGAACTAAGATTCTTTACGGAAGTGTCTGCAGTATGAGATGAGGCAGTCGATGTGGAAAATACTAAGTTTTCTTGATTTAATTCTTCTTTATATTCTGTTACTCCACTAAATCCACGAATACATCCAGTAAAACTATTTGTTGTTATTCCGGTGTAAGTGATGATTTCATCATCAATCTTAAACAGACCATATTGATTGGGAAATCCTTTGGTGCTGGAAACTGAAATTGTCGTAGATGAGTCAGTTATATCAGAAGATAATGTGGTTGTATCAACTATTACTTCTGGAGTTAGATTGTCTAATTTTAAATATTGATCTAAATTGTCAACAATATCAATTGAACCACCTTGATATTCTTGTGATATGTAATACTGTTTTAGAAACTCAACAGCATTTGGACTTTCATCCAAGATAAAACTTGGAAGTTGGCTCTCTACGATTTGCTGTACTTTTACTCTAGACTCAAATCCAGTCTGTATCATATTACTTTCTTACTAAATTTCCGTTAGAATAACTTGATGTGTAGAAGTCTTTAACAAATTTAGTTCCCGATATTTCATCACCGGAAGCAATCACATCTCTTACCATATTTATTGCGCTTTTTGAAATATCTAATGTCAAATATAAGTCTTTGAGTCCAACAACATCATTAGACTCTGGATATGCCTGAACCTCTATAATGCCGTTTGGTCTTGAGGTTGATGTTATATTCACAGTTGTAAGTTTAATCTCTCCTTTCACATAATCAACTGTTCCTGCATCCTTTACGACAACAACTGGATTACCTCCAGAATCAAGTTTAATGATTGATATAATTCCTGTTAATGCAGAAAGATTTGCTGGTCTAGTAAGGAAAACATTCGATGCCTCAGAACCTGTGGTTATGGATCTCCCACCTACACTAACTACAGGAGTATCTGAAAGATATACTGTAGAAGTTTCTCCAGAAATTTTAAATCCAGTAGATTTAATATTAATCCCCTTAGGATTTACGTGGAATTGATTTCCAAAACACAACTCATACTGAGCAAAAGTATTGATTGCTGGTTTTAAATCTCTACGTATAATAATCTTTGTGATGTTTGATGTGATTGCCACATCGGTATTATCAATTACTTGTTGAATTCTACTGTACTTAAATCTTCCACCAAACTTGTTTAAATCAATAGATTGTGAATAAGTATTCAGTGAAGAGGTTATTTTAGATTT